CTAATTTCTTATATGTGGGATCTATGGATGTTGACATACTTAATTGGAAATCTGAAGAAATGTCAAAGACTATCAAAAAGCATCTTCTGAAGTACTCTGGAAAAGGTGTTACAAATCTGCAGAAAAAACTCAATTCTCTTGGCCCGAATAAGCTTGCAGTGATAGTATCTGAAGAGATAATAGACTTTAGAGGAAAACCTATTAAAAAATACTTTACATTGGCTTCTACAGTCAGCAATGAATCCTATGGTGCCTCTTTCTTGAATAGAGAGGATAGTGATGAAAAAGAGTCAACAACTCAAGATACTGTTGAAAATATATTAAATTCCAGTCTTAAATCACATAATGAAACTATTAGGCTAATGATGGAAAATGATGATTCTAAGTGTGGAATGACATTTCTTAAAAAGATGCATAAAGTATCCACAGAAAGTTCAGCAAAAGAGTGGTTTTCTGTCTGGCTCCAATCAGGTGATAAAAACAATCCATTTGTCAAAACTAAAATGTTTTCTTATATTGTATTTTTGTACAATTTGTCAAGGGCGATAGGTGTTATCTTATCAGAAAAGATATCACAGTATAGATTTAGGATTGGGTTTACTTCTGATAGAGAATCAATTTTAGCTGTGGCTGTTGGCAAACAGGCAAATAGATTTAGCAATGTAGCTATATCAGTTTCTACCATGGCAAAGCAAAATGAGGTATTGAGCCGAGCAAGAAATAGAACAATAACAGTGTCAAGAAGGGAAGTGAATTGGTGGGTTAAATATATGGACACAGTGCTGCTTAGATATACCAGTGAAGGACAACTTAATATTTCTAAGACAAGCACTTACACTACTTTAGATGTTGTGGAATTTGCTCTGACACACATGACAACGAGGCAGACTGATAGTCTAGTTAAAGATCAATTGAGGTACACTCTTGCGGCACTTTATTCTCCAGTACCTGACAAAGAAGGTTCAATCAAAAAACTGTATGGAGAAATACTCAGGGGCCCATCAAACATAGTTTATTTTGTGAGGCTGGTTAAAATACAACTTGCTGCTTATTTTTCTAAGATAGGGAAATCAACCAAGTTGGAATTCTCTAAAACAGAACCTGTCAAACTATCTCCCCCATTTCAAACTTCAGTTCTTGAAACTCATGCTCAATTTGTAGATGCAATTTTTGATTCAAATGTGTTCAACAAAGTGAAGGATGTTAAGGCTGCAAGTGAAGGGTTAGATTGGTGGGCTCTTATTGAAGCAGATGAGAAGTATCATTCACTAAATGATGCAGACAAGCTTGGAACAATTGGTTTATCTTACAGGACTCAAGAAATAGTAGCAGAGTGTCTTACAACAAATTCGCTTATTCCCTTTGTAAGTGATTTGTCCAATCATGAAAGTGTTATCAAAAAAGATGTTGTATCCTTCATAGATAAATCAGCAAAAGGGAACTATGTGGACTATACATGGTCATTTCCTATATCATTAGCTATATTTGTATATCAAAGTAGATCAAGAACTTTAGTTGAAGATGAGGATGACTACACATCAGCAGTATCAGTGCTGACTAAACAATCAATGTCGAAAATCATGTCTTCTACAGGATCTGTTGAAAAAGGTGAAGCAACCAATGAAAGACAAGCTATTAGGAAATCATCTGCACTCACTGAACTTATAGTTAATGACATATCAGGAGATATTCCTCTTCACTTAGTAGGGAAAGTATTTCACACAGAGGCAAGAAACTTTCCATCAAGACATCAATCTTTATTCCTGTATGGTATTTCAGTCTTGTCTCGTAGAACTACTGAGGCACTAGTATCAAGGACTGATGATAAGGATCAGAAAGGATCATCTAGAGAATTTTCTCCTATGAATGCTATTGGTATAGTTGCCACCAGAACAGCTGAAAGATTGATAACAGACATTCTACCAATGTACCCAATTGATTTGATGGTTGAAAAGAAAACAGATGAAAGGATGTATGAGTCTATTAAAAGGAGTTCAGATAAGCCCAGAACAGTGTATGTAGCAGCTGATTGCTCCAGATTTGGTCCAAATCAGTCCATGGGGAAGTCTAGATGTCTTGCTTTTGCTCTATCTATGAAAGCAGGTTCAGACAAAATTAGGTCTCAGCTTAATTATGAACTTTTAGCTGAATCAACAAGGCTAATGGAGAACAAAATTGCAAAAATACCATATAACTTGTATGAAATGATGGTTAAAATGGGATCTTTAGAAGAGATATTTAGGCACAATCCTATTTCAATATATGGTAAGATAGCAGGGTATTATTTGTCAAAAGGGGTTAAAATATTGCCAGTTTCAATGAAACAGAAATGGGGGATGTATCAAG